CGTCGCCTCGGCTTCCGTGAACGTGATGACAGCGTTTGCGCCGATGGTATTCGACGCAATCGTCTTCAACTTGCCCGCGTTCGTGCCGCCGACAAAGAAAACGCTGTAGCCGCGCAGATCTCGCGCCAGCGTCTGGTTCGTCGTGATGGTCGTCGTCGTTCCTGCGGTAGCCGTCAGGAACGATGCGCCAGCGGTCGTGCCGGTCGAGAACGACCCGGCGACGCCGCACGCGCCCGCTCCGAACGTGCCCGCGAGCGCGGGCGACGGCACCTGAACCCAGCCGTCCTCGCTCGGGTTGTAGAGATGCGCGACGGTGTTGCTTGATACCAAAAGCTGCTGTTGCCGGTAGTGGCGCGACGAAACGATGAAGTGCGCCGCTGCCGTCGCCTGGGGCGCAGCAGTCAGCATCTCCCACCGCTTGAGGTCGAGGATTTTGCGATTGCCGTTCGTGGTCGTCATGTCAGGACACCGAAATGTTGCGTCGGAGATTGTCGGCCGAAAGCCGCATCAGCGCCGGGATCTGATCTTGCGCGGCGAGGCCGCCCATCTGCGTCTGGTTGGTCAGCGTGGACAACGCGTTCAGCGTCTGGTTGGACGCGATGCTGACCGTCGCCAACAAGCTCGCGGCGGTCGCTTGCACCACCTCGGCGCGCAGACGCCCCGTCGCCGGATCGACCGTCACAAGGCCTATGGTGCGGGTCAGCGCCTGTACCGCCATCCGCATCGCCTCGATGGCCTCAACCAGTTCGCCATAGGCCGCGATGGGCAGCGGATTGGAAACGCTCGTATCCGTCGCGCTGCCGTCTGCGCCGTGCGCGACCTTGATGCGCTGGTAGAGAGCGCCCCCGACATCATCAGCAGCGACCGTAGCGCCGCTGCCTGGGGTTATGTTGACGTTGTCAGCCATCGATCAGCCTCTCCATCCGCCGCCCATCCAGCCCCCGCGCATCGGTCGCACAAAGGCCGGTCGCGGCGCGGGTCTTGGTGGCGTTGGCGGCGCAGGTTGCGCCGCCGGTTGCTCGATGCGCGCCGCCTCCACAGCAGGAGGCGCGGCGCGCTTGAATGTCGCGCTGGCCGAGGCCAGCCGCGACCAGTTCACTGCCAGCGCTTGCAGCGCCGCGTAGGCATACACGCGGCAGTCCAGCGCCTCGTTGCGCGCGCCTGGCCGCTTCGTCCAGACGCGCACGGGGAAGCCCTTGGTGTAGCGGGTCGAGATCGTTTCGGCGGTCAGCTGCGCGAAGTAATCAGGCTCGCGGTCCGCCGGGAAATGGCAGAACCCCGCGCCTGGCCGCGTGATCTTGAGCCGCGCGTAGACCGCTTCTTTCGCCGCATCGACGCCGACCAGGAACAGATTGACCCGGCCCGAGTTGTTCTTGCTCGCCTTCTTCGGCCACACCGGACGCCCTGCGCCCGCCATGCCCTTGATCGCGTAGACGCGCCGCCGGTAGCGGTCGCGGCAGTAGGCGTACACGGCCTGGGTGTGATGCCCGCCGCTGTCCACCGCAGCAGCCGCAATCGACAGCTCCGCGCCGTCCTCGCGCCGCAGCGGTGTCGTCAGCATGCGGTCCAAATCCGCCCAGAGCGCTGGTGCAGACGGGTCGCCGTGGATGACATGCCACCCGAGCGACCAGCTTTCCTCGTCACGCCCCCAGCCGACGATCTCGACCTCAAGGCGGTTGTCCTGCACATCCACGCCGGCTGTCAGCACCAGCACATCGGCTGGCGCATCCGACCATTCCTCGCGACGCTCCATCAGGCCGGTATCATCCAGCCGCTCGCCGGCATCTTCCCAGGTCTCGCCGAGGCTTGTGTTGGTCCAGGCCTTGAGTGTCTCGGGGCTTTTCTTGGCCTCGATGAATGCCCGCGCGATGTCGCCGATGCGCGACCAGGGCGAATACAATTCGCTGAGATGGAAGCCCGCGACGCCGTTTGTCGGCACTTCAGCACGCCATTCTCCGCGCCGGATAGCGTGCCAGCGCTCGACATCCGACCATTCGCAGCCGCACGCAACGCAATGGATCGCCGCGCGCTCTGGTTCGTTTGGCGGCCAGCGCACAGACGACCACCGCAGCACCTGGTGCTCGCCGCAATGCGGGCAAGGCACCCAATATCGGCGCTGATCTGACGCCTCAAACGCCATTTCGATGCGCGAGCCGCCCTTAACGGTCGGCGTCGAGGTCAGGACCAGCTTTCGGTTCCAGAATGTCGCGCTTCTCTTCCGCGCCAGCGTCACCGGGTCGCCTTCGGTGCCCGCCGACGCCGGATATCGGTCCACCTCGTCGCACAAAACGACCCGAATGGGCCTTGATGCCAGCGAAGCAGGGCTGTTTGCGCCGCAGATCGTCAGATGCCCGCCGGGAAATGCCTTGTGGAGCAACGTGTTGCCGCTATCGCGGCTGCGTGCGTCCTTGATTTTGCCTCTGAGGGCCGGCGTGTCGCGCAACATCGGCGCGAGACGGTCCTTTGACCACGCCTCGCCAAGCTCAAGCGTCGGCATCAACACCAAAACCGGCGCTGGGTCCTGCGCGACGTGGAAGCCTATGACATTATTGACGATTTCAGTCTTGCCGACCTGCGCCGAAGACATCACGACGACGGTGTCGATGCGCGGATCGCTGATCGCATCCATGATCCCGCGCTGATATTCGGCGCGAGACGTGATCCAGACGCCTGGTTCGGCGCTAGCCTCGGGGCTCAGACGCCGATATTGATCGGCCCACTCACTGACGGTCAGTCGCGGCGGCGCTTTCAGCGCCGCTCGGCGTATCGTTCGCAGTCGCAGCCTCAATGCCTGCCGCGATTTCTCCTGCGTCTCGGGCGAGTTCATCCAATGCCTCTGTTACGCCGCGCTCGATGAGATCGCGACATGCGATTTCGTCAGCCTCGATGGCGACCATCGGAGCCAATTTTCCAGGCAATGCCAGCAGCTTAGACCGGACCGCCGCGTATTCCTCGGCCACGACGCTTTCAACAGACGAGATATCGACCAGCTCGCCGCGCATCTTGTCGCGCTGCATCTCCGCGATCTCGGCTTCGGCGGCGAGCTTGCGGCTGCGGGCTTCGTCTGCGTCGGCGGGCGCCTTGGCCGGGTCCAGCTTCGCCAGGACATCTGTCAGCCGGTAAAAGACCGACCGTCCGTCCTTGCCGATTGGCGTCAGATTGGCGCAAGCCGCAGCAATCGTCCGGCGGTCGCGGTCGAGTTCGACAGCCAGCGCAGAAATGCTCCAACCCTTTGAAACCATTGCCATTTTGGTGGTACCGCCTAAAGTTGCTGGCGCTAGAAAACCATCGCGGTGCGAATTACCCGAAACGCTGTTTTGCCAAAAGGGACCCGCTTGGCACGATTCTTGCCCTATCGAGCCCTCGCCGGGTATCGGGCCATGCCCTCAGCCAGCATCTCGGGCCATGCTTTGATCGCCGCCGCGTTGCCGACATCGTAGAACGCGAAGATCCGCCGGTATGTCGCGCGGGTCACGAACGCCATGACCATCTCGATGCGCCCGGTGCTTTGATTGCGCCGGTAGATGCCGGGTGCAATCTTGCCCCGCTGCACTGATGCGCTGAAATATTGCTCGCCCGCCCGCTTCACCGCGCGGCGTCGGTTGCGTCGGTCGGTCGAAAGGTTGGCTCGGTAGCCTTCTTCGCCAAAGGCTCGCAGCTGCGACAGGATGCGAACGATCACCCTAGCCGGGACATTACCGTCCTGGTCGAGGATCGACGCCTCGGCACTGCGAGACGGCGCGGCATACTGGTTCGCCTGCATGACGCCCGCCGCAATCAACGCCCGTTCAAAGCGTTTGTGCCGTCGCTGCCCGCCAGCCTCGAGGAACCGCAGGTATGTGCCCGCTGGCGTGCCCTTGCCCGCGAATTCTCGGTAGTTCACCGTCGCGCTCGGCTTGGCCTTGGTGGCCGGCACCGTGCGGAGAGACCGAAGTGTCCACTCGCGCGGCGAGTGCAGGACGCGCCGCATTTCGTCTCGGATGGCGCTTTCGGCCACCTTGGCCGACTGGGTCAGCGCCCAGACCGCCGCAAAAGGCACTTTGCGTTTTTGGTCGGCGTAGAAGCGCGCCACTTCGTTGGCGTTCAGATCGGCGCTCGGGATGATCATCTGCGGCGCACCTCGACCGAATATCAACAAGATACGCTGATCGCTCCCCCGGTCAAGCCCGCCATTCCGTCGCGAGGATCTCCAGCGCATCCCGCAGCATCATGCCCGCCCGTCCGTTGCGCTGATGGCGCGCCCGGTCCCACTCCGATAGCGATTGCCCCAGCCCGAGGACATCAACGGTGACGAGGACCAGCGCCCCGCGCCCGCCAAGCAGCTGTAGCGCTCTGCTGACAGCCCGTCCAGCATCGATGCGCCGTTGAATGCCTCCATCCCCCGTGCCCCCGCTTGGTGCGCGCTCCAGGGGCGCGGCCCCAAGTCCAGCCAGGCCGGCGATCTCAAACAGCGCACGGAACCTCTCACCCGCTGCTCGTTGCTCGCCGTTGATTGTGCCCGCCCTCTCCATCGCCGCCAGCGTATCCACGACCCTCCAGGGTCGGGACGCCCGCCCTTGCGCGTCGGTGTATGCCCGACCACCGCCTCGCTCGGTTCGTTCTGGCTCGGCCACCTCGATCCCGTGCTCGGCGTGCCGCGCGCGCTCGATGGTCGGCGGTATGACCGGCTCGGCAGGATCGACGCTAGGGCGGTTTTTCCGACCGCTGGCGCGGGTTGAGCGTCGGTCGGCATCTCGGGTCATGCTCTTGGTCTCCACGCTCAGGCGGTCAGGAAATCGGGAAGCGGGTCGCCACCGTTCGCCCAGTCGGTCGGCGGCGACTTGTAAGCGACGACCTCGGCCCCAGGGAACGCTTGCTTTGCCGCCGCGACGATCTCGGTCCTCGGCAGGGCGACGCGAACTAGCTCGTCCAGCGTCCAGACCTCAAGCCCTCGCCCCTGCGTCGCGACGGCATACGCTTCGGCGCTCGTCCTCACCACCGCGACCACTCGGCCCTCGTAGGTCGTCTCCCAGACCGTCGGCGCGAGCGGCTCGCCCCCAGCAGCGGTCGCCGCCGCCTCCAGCGCGGCCACCGCCCGCCGGACCGCCGCGCCGTGTCGCTGGATGCCGGCGAGATCGTTGGTTTCGACCGCCCGACACCAGGACTGCCACTGGCGGTCCCACCGTGCTCGGAGGTCGTCAGGTACCAGGAGCCGGAGGCGGTCCGCGCCCCACCGTCGCTCGGACGCGGCGATGGTCTCATCGACGCCGTCCAAGATTGCCTTCGCGAGTGAGTAGTCAGACTGGTTCATCTCCGCACCTCGACTGCGGCAGTGCGGAGGCCTTTTGCCCTACCGCAGCAACTGAACCACCTACCGCACCGCACCCCGCACCCCATAAGGGGTGCGGTGCGGAAGTGCGGAAAGGTGGTTCCGCAGTGATGCGGATTTACTGCGGAACAGTGCGGAACAGTGCGGAACAGTGCGGAAATCATCGCTGCGACCTCTCTGGAAGCTGGCCGGGATAATAGAACGGGATCTCCCGCCCCTCGCTCGGCACCTCGTCTCTGACTTCAGTCAAAATTCCGTTCTTAACCCATTCTTTTAACAGCACTTTTGCCCTAGCAATGGCGCCTTTGCCCTCGCCAAGCTTGCATACCTCCATGACCTTCTTCCCCAGCCACTCGCCCGCGCGATCAGATGCCCTGCACCGCCCTTCCTTGTGAACGTGATTGTAAATCTGCCGCGCGTGTTCCTCGGTGATTCCATCCCACGCCGACGGCGGCGACCACGGCACGGCGACGCCGACCTTGTCGCCGTGCGGCGAGATGCCGGACCCGTTGCCGAGGTCCACCGACCGCAGCTCGATCCACTGAGCCGACGCAGCTGGCGGCGCGAGGTTGTTCTTGGCGTTGTCGATCCGCACATAGCGGCGACGATCCGCCTCCTCGATCCCGAGCCGCGCGGCCTCGGCGTCGGACATGACGTTCATCACCCTGGCGGTGCGAACGGCCCCGATCATCGCGGAGCCACCTCGGACGCTGTCGATCGATCCCTCCTCGCCGTTGAGCTTTCGGAAGTGGTGGACGAGGACAGGGCAGCACGCTGTCATGTCAGCGATCAGCCGCCAGGACGCGAGAACGGCGTTGACGGCCTGGTTGTCGTTTTCGGAGACCGCATGAGACGCCACGAACGGGTCCACGATCAGGACGCCGATCTTCTTGCGGCGGATGACCTCCACGATGGCGTCGATCATCGGCTGATGGATAACCACCCCGTCGCGCGTCTGATGCGCGGTGGTCAGCGGCTTGTCGCGACCCGCATCGACCAGTAGCCGCCCCGCAATATCCTCCTGCCGGATGCCGTAATGGATCGCGGCGGCACCGATCCGACGCTCCATCTCGTCCGCCGGATCTTCAAGGTTCATGATCCAGACGCCGGTCCGCTCTGCTGGCGTGATGCCGACAAGCGGCCTCCCGGTCGCTATCGCGAGCGCCTCTGCGACGTAAAGCGTCGTTTTACCCGCCCCGCCAGGCGCGGCCAGCACGCTGACGAACGAGCGAATATAGGTGTCGCCGTACAGCCACCGTCGCAACGGTATCTGCTGCGGAGGCCGCAGCACGAAATCGCGGCCAAGGTCCTCGGGCGGCGGCTCGGGCGGTTCGTCCCGCTTGGACTCGCCCGCCGCCTCCTCCTGCCGATTTCCCGGCCCCTGGCGCGGCTGTTCCCGGCGCTTGGCCTGATAGGCCGCGACGACATCCTCAAGCGCGCCCATGCCCCCGCTTTCGGCCTTGGCGGCGATCTGCGCGCATTTCGCCCGCATCTCCTGCTCGGCGTTGTCCCGGCTGATCCGTCCAGGCCTGGACAGATCGACGCGCCGCAGGAACTGCGGCCACGCCACCTCGTAGACTTCCTCGGCGGTCGGCCACGCGCCATGCTGGCCGGTCAACTCCAGCGCGACCGCGAAGACGGTGTCGCGCATGTATTCCTCGCGTCCGTCCTCGATAGCGGGTGGCAGCACCCCGAGGCTTCCTGCGCCGACCGGCGACGCTGGAGGCGGCGACGACGCAACCCGATCTCGCGGCGTCGCCCCGATCACCGGCTCGGCGCGGACCAGATCGAGGAGCCACGCGGGAGCGTCGGCGATGCCTTCGGCCAGGGTGTTGGTCCAGGACCAGACGTAAGGCTGGCCCGAGGCATGGACGGACGGCGGCGCGACCACAAAGCCGCCCTCGCCTCGGATGTCGAGGCCGGGTCCGAGCTTGCTCGCGCTATTCCTGACCACGGCGACGCCAGGCGGCGCGCGGAAGTAGAGATGCAGCCCGCCACCGCCGGTCTTGACCTCGGCGGTCTCGGGCAGATCGTCATGGGCCAGCTGGAGCGCGCGGAGGCTGTCGTCGCCATCTTTTCCAGGCCCGACATCGACATCGAGGACGAAAATGTTGCCTGACGCCGACCCGGTCAGGATGCCCACCCCGTATCGCGCCCGATCGCCCGACCACCAGTCTGCGACCTCTTCGCGCGGCGGTCGGCGCTTCTGAAATTGGCTCCAAGTCATCGTCGGGTGCTTGCCTGGGCTCGCGCAGCCATCGCGCGCGCCGCAAGAGCAGATCGGCTTGCCTTCGCGATGCGCGATGACGCGATGGACCGGGATCGGCATCAGCCCCCGGTCGTAATAGTCGAGCGCCGCGTCGAGCGGCGTCTGCGGTTTCTGTGTCATCTTGCCTCCTGTGCGGTCCGGGCAGACCGATGCCGGGGATGTCGCCCCGGCTCGCTCGCCACTTTGCCCAGCCGGTAGGCGACACCGGCACCGACGCGGGGAGGACCGCGCCGATCTCGATATCAGAACTCGGTGTCGTCACCGATGGCGGGCGGCAGCGGCACCGGAGCCGCCTTCGGCTGCGGCGGCGCGGCGACCGTCGAGCCGGTGGACGGCGGCGCGGCGACCGGCGCGGGAGCGGCGACAGCGACCGGCGTCGGCCCCGAGGTCAACGGCAGATCCGCCGGACGGGCCACCCAGTTCACGATCTGGAGGACCGGCTTGTAGTTCGTGCTCTTCGCGCCGTTGCCCATCGCCTGGACGACCGCTTCCGTCGAGGGGCATGCCACCACCGGCAACTTGCCTTCGCGCGCCTCGGGCGCGGCCATGTAGGCGTCGTGCAGCTGGTCGATCGCGGCCTGGACGATCCCGGCCTGTGTCAGCACCTCGCGGACATCGCCGCCCGCCGTCTTGCTGAGCTTGAGCATCAGCCTGACCGAACGTTTGTGATCCGGCGACGGCTGCGGCGGCATCGGCGCGGGGACGCGAGCGAAGCTCGTGGACGGCGGCGCGCCAGCGGCGAACAGCGCCCAGCCAATGTCGATCTGGGCCAAGTCGAATACGGCGGCGAAGCCGTTGGAGATATCGACAACGCTGTCCTTGCCATCGACGCGAAACCACCGGCCCGCGCGGGCATCATACTTGACGATGGGGGTGCGGTTCGTGTTGGTGGGGATACCGAGAGCCATTTGCGTTTTCCTTTTGCGTGTTGCGTTTCACCTGACTGGAGACCGCCAGTCGCGGATCGGGTCAAAACCCGAATAGGGCCAGCCCGTTCGTCCGCGTCTGCGGGTCGGACCAATAGAAGCTGTCGTAATCAGGGCAGACGATAGCGGCCAGTTCCTGCGGGTCTGCCGACACCGCCAGGAACTTGTCGAGCCGTCGCGCGATGTTCGCCAGCGCCGCGAGATGGTCTGCCGGGTTCTCCAGGATGTAGACGGCGCTCTTCTTCGGCGTGCAGTAAGCGAACCTCATCGAGTAGTTGGAGAACGCCCGCGCATACACCGCGCCCTGCCGCGCGTGAGACACCTTGATCGAAGAGGGTAGCGTGCTGGAGGTCTTCAAGTCGATGATGCAGCCATGCGCGTGAAAGACAAAGTCGGTGTAGCCGATGCATGGCACCGGGACGCCGTCCAGCGCCACCTCGACGCGGTGCTGCCGTCCGTCCTCGGGCACATCCGGCTGACCATAGGGCGCGAGCGCGCCCCATGCCTGGCGCAGCATCGGATCGATTTTCGCGCGCGCGTCGGCGTCGTCGCACAATTCGTCATAGCGCGCCGCCGCGAGCGCCGACGCGGCCTCAAGATTGTTGGCGCGCCCAAGCAGCGCCGCCTCGACGCCCGCCTCGACAGCGGTGCCGACATGCGCGGCGGGACCGACGCGGCCCTTTTTGCCGATGAGCCGCTCCATAACCCAGAGCGCCGGCTCGGCGGCGAAAAGGTTGAGGGAGGATGCGGAAACGTGCGGGATACGGTGGAGCAAGAGACCTGACATGGATATGTCCTCGATAGGGATTGAGAAGGTGGCGGGAGCGACCATCGCCCTTGCATGGTGACCGAGGGAGGCGTTGACGCGCCGAAGCGCGCTGGACCGCTTGGGAGGCGCGGCCCGCCGGCCGCGCGCAGGGAGGAGCCTCGGCCCGTCTCAGATGTCGAGGCGCAGCTGCACGCCCAGCCGGTCGGCGTAGAGCCGAACCAGCGCGAGGCGTGCTTCTTCCTTCTGTCGGCGTTTCTCGGAGTGCCGCATTTCCACCACGCGCACCAGCGCGCCGCCGTCGTAGCCCGCCGACGTCACCTCGGCCTTGAGCGCGGCGAGGTCATCGCGCGCGTCCTCGACAGCCTGGATCGCCCGCTCGATGCGGTCGGCGTAGCGCGCAAGATCGTCATTCGTTGTCATCATGCATTTCCTCGAGGGTTATCTCGGCGCGAGGGTTCTCGCGGTCGAGGTGGTGGTAGAGGTGCATCTCGCGCACCTGGCGGTCGTTCTTGTAGGCGATATCCTGGAGCGCGTCCAGTATGAGCGAGACATCGAGATCGGGACGCCGCGAGGCGTAGTAGACGTCCGCCGTCATGCGAAGGTCGCCCTCCAGCAGCGGCGACAGCGGCGGATAGGTCCGCTTCACCGCCGCGACGTAGTCGAGCGCCTTCTGCGACTTGATGAGCCGCGCCTGTCCTCGGATCGTGACGAGCCGCCGCGAGTTCGCTTTGCTCGCTGGCTCGCCGTGGAGGATCAGTCGCACCGAGCGCATCATTCCTCGTTGCCCGCCGCCGCGAGACGATGTGCGAGCGCGATGTAGCCCGCTGCATCGACGTAGTCGTCGCGGTTGTAGGTGCCGGTCTGCGTCCTGGCGATCTTCAAAAGCGCCATCATGATCGCCACATCGTGCGGCGTCATCTGCGCGTCGCGGGATACGCGACACCAGGCGTCCCACATGGTCGCGATGTTCGCGAGGTTCTCCTCGGGGCGACCATGCGTGCGATGGCGATCCTCGGAGATCAGATCGAGGGCTTCAATCAGGATGTGCTTCGGCTTCATTCGGCTCTCCTCAGTGGCTGGACCTGATACCCGCCCCATCCTAGCGC